TCCTCTATCAAATCTGCACAGGAAGCAGGATCAATTTATTATAGTAAAGGCGGCAAGAAAATGGCTGCTGTTTTAAAAGGGGATTTAGGTAAAGGTCAAAGTCTTCGTTCCTTTATGAATGAACAACTTAAAGCCCCCACTAAAAGAAAAACAAAAGTAGAACCAAAAGCTGATGGTCAAGTAGGTATTGCAGAAAGTGGTAATCCTAAAGTTGGTCCCGGTAATAGTGGTATGAGAGAACCTGAAATCACTGTACGTAAACTTTCTAAAACACGTGGTGGTCGTGGAGATGGTTCTTATGAAACTCTGCGGCGCACTATTGATCGTAGTAAAAAACCAGAAACAGTAGAACAAAAAAGAAAAAAAATTGATGCAAAAGTTACTGCAAGGCAAGAAATAACACGAAGGCAGCAGACTCAAACAAACCTTCCTGCTTCACTACCACCCTCAGTAAAAAAATTAAAAGCTTTTAAAGCAGGTACACTTAAATTAGATCAAAAAACAGCTTTTAGATTAATTAAATCTTTAAAAGATTACAATGAAAAAAATCCAAAAAATAAAGTTATTATACCTAAAAAATTAATAGACTTAGGGAGGATGTAAAAATAACTGCAGTTTACAAAAGAGATTTAAAAGGAAAATAAAATGTACGGAACAAAAAAGAAAGTTAAAGGTTACTCTATCGGTGGTAGGGTTAATGGTATGAATGAAGAAACAAAATACGGTAACACTTCTGTGAATCGTTCAACCCAAGGCATGATGAGTGCAAGGGGTGCAGGTGCAGGTATGGGCATGTATAAAGGCGGCATGGCTAACTGTGGCGCATCAATGAAACCGAATCGTAAAAGCAGAACCTAATGGCTAATATACAGTTTAGAACAGAGTCAAAGTTTGCAGCAGTCACTGGCAACTCCGCTAGTACTAATTCCAATCCTGACAATGCTACTCTGCTCTTTACTTGCCCAAGTAGCTATGAGGCAGAGGTAGTATTCCTTAATGTCTCTAATGATCAAAGCTCTAACTCTAATATAGGTATTCAGATATATCATGCTGATGATACAACTTATCATACCTATGTATTGGAGCAAACAATAACAGGTAATGCTTCCCAACAATTTATAACTAGTGGACCTTTGTACTTACATGAAGGTGACAAGTTGTTTATCTATCGACACACATCTAGTCATAACTTTAGTGCTACCCTTTCCTGTCGTCTCTACTTTAACCCTGCAAAGAGGTTATAACGGGGTTGCAAACTTGTATGTAGTATAATAGACTAACTTGTGGTATAACTATCTCTAGTCAAAAGGAGATATACTATGTTTAAAAAACTTATTGAATTGCTACAAAACTGTCTTATTACTAAAGATTACTTCACTAGAAAAAACTTTACATCATCTAGTTTAAATGATATGATAAAGTCTCAAGTAAATACAATTAAAAAGATCCAAGAACGAAGAGTAGCATACTGGCAGCTACAACATATGTCAGATAAAACTCTAAAAGATATAGGAGTAACACGTGGCGAGATCAGGCAAAAAGTCTACCGTTAATGCGGCAGGTAATTATACTAAGCCTACTATGCGTAAGTCTCTTGTTGCCTCCGTTAAGGCTGGCAGCAAAGGTGGAAAGCCCGGACAGTGGTCGGCTCGTAAAGCTCAAATGGTTGCCAAACAATACAAAGCAAAAGGTGGAGGATACACGTAATGAAAGTAGAAGCACCTAAAGGCTACCATTGGATGAAACAAAAAGATGGTAGTTTAAAACTAATGAAACATGACGGTAAGTTTGTCCCTCACAAGGGGGCAAGCCTTACTGCTAATTTTGCTATACAGAAAAAACATGACAAAAAGTAAACCTAAAAAAATGAATACAGGTGGACTAGCTAAAAGCCAAAAAAGTCTTAAGTCTTGGACTAAGCAAGATTGGAGAACTAAGAGTGGTAAACCCTCAACACAAGGGTCTAAAGCCACCGGCGAAAGATACCTTCCTGCTAAAGCTATTAAGTCTCTTAGTGATTCTGAGTATGCTGCTACAACCCGTGCCAAACGAAGAGGCAAGGCTGCGGGTAAGCAGTTTGTGGCTCAACCTAAGAAAGTTGCGAAGAAGGTAAAACCCCACAGGAAAGTAACATGAGAAAACTTACAGAAAAACAACAGCTATTTCTTGATGTGTTGTTTGAAGAGGCACAAGGTGATCCTGTGCAAGCCAAACGTCTTGCAGGGTATGCTAATACTATGTCCTCTACAACTATTACTGCTGCACTACAGGACGAGATTGCTGAACTTACTAAGAAGTTTATTGCCACTGCTGGTAGTAAAGCTGCATACTCTATGATGCAGGTTATGACTAACCCTACAGACCTTGGCAATAAAGAAAAGATGGCAGCAGCTAAAGATTTCCTTGACCGTGCTGGCTTTGTAAAGACAGACAAAGTAGAAATTAAAGCTGAAAACCCTGTATTTATATTACCGCCTAAAAATGAAAGTTAATAAAACTTGGAAGCTCCCTGAGCCAGAGCTAGTTGATGGTGAGTATGAATGGTTATCTGTCGTTAGAGTAGGCAGAGTTGTGCCATTTGGCTATAGACAAGACCCTGAAGATGATGATATACTACTACCAATCCCAGTAGAGCTAGAAGCTTTAGAAGAAGCTAAGAAGTATCTAAAGCAATACAGCTACAGAGATGTAGCCAACTGGTTGAGTGAGAAGTCAGGTAGATACATTTCTCACGTGGGTCTAATGAAGAGAGTTAAACTTGAACGAAAACGTAAAGCAGAAGCTTCAACGCAACGCTATTACGCTGAACGCTACAAAGAAGCGGCGGCAAAAGCGGAAACCCTCGAAAGAAATCGTATCGGAGCCAGAGCTTCAACCAGTTCCAGCGAGAGTGAAGCCAGAGCCGATTGATGTAGAAAAAGCTCAAGAGATAATCTTTGAGCCTAATCCCGGCCCTCAGACAGACTTTCTTTCAGCATCAGAACAAGAGGTACTATATGGTGGGGCGGCTGGTGGTGGTAAGTCTTTTGCTATGCTGGCCGATCCTGTTAGGTATTTTAATAATCCACTATCTTCTATGCTGTTGGTACGGAGAAGCACAGAAGAACTCAGAGAACTTATCTCAGTCTCCAAACAGCTCTACCCAAGAGCAATCCCCGGGATTAAGTTTATGGAACGTGATAAGACGTGGGTAGCTCCAAGCGGTGCTACTCTTTGGCTTTCATATCTAGACAGGGATGATGATGTACAAAGATACCAAGGACAAGCTTTTAACTGGATTGGTTTTGACGAACTTACACAATGGCCTAGCCCTTATCCTTGGAACTATATGAGGTCACGCCTACGTACTACTAAGAATAGTGGTTTAGGTTTATATCAAAGGGGTACTACTAACCCCGGCGGAAGTGGGCATCAATGGGTTAAGAAAACTTTTGTAGACCCAGCCCCACATAATACTAGCTTTGATGCTACTGATATGGAAACAGGAGAGGTTATTGCTTGGCCTAAAGGTCACTCAAAAGAGGGTCAACCACTGTTTAAGCGCAGGTTTATTCCTGCTACTTTATTTGATAACCCGTACTTAGCTGATGATGGTTTATACGAAGCTAACCTACTGTCACTACCAGAGCATCAGCGTAAGCAACTGCTTGAAGGTAACTGGGATGTAAACGAAGGTGCTGCTTTTCCTGAGTGGAACAGAAACATACACGTAATAGAACCCTTTGAAATACCTAGAAGCTGGTCAAAGTTTAGAGCATGTGACTACGGATACGGTTCTTACTCAGGGGTTGTTTGGTTTGCTGTATCTCCTGATGAACAACTGATAGTTTATCGGGAAATGTATTGCTCAAAGGTCATAGCTACTGACCTAGCTGATATGATACTAGATGCAGAAGATGGAGAGAAAATACGTTACGGAGTACTTGACTCATCTCTCTGGCATAAACGTGGAGACACTGGCCCAAGTCTAGCTGAACAAATGATTATGAAGGGCTGTAGGTGGAGACCTGCTGACAGATCCAGAGGTTCAAGGGTAGCAGGTAAGAATGAAATACACAGAAGGTTACAAGTAGATGAGTTTACTGAAGAACCACGGCTAGTATTCTTTAACACTTGTACTAATACTATATCACAAATACCAGCACTACCTCTGGATAAGAATAACCCTGAAGACGTAGACACACACTCAGAAGACCACCTGTATGATGCAATTAGGTACGGGGTTATGACAAGACCAAGAAGCAGTTTGTTTGATTTTGATCCTGCAACACAGAGATCAGGTTTTCAAGCAAGCGACCCAACGTTTGGTTATTAAGGAAATACTATGGACGAATTTGAAGAAAGCAGGGGAATGGACGCTGAAGAGGCAAGTTCTTTAGAGGACATGAAAGAAGATACATACAGTGATCCTCTTGCAGGTACTATTGTAGGTCTTGTACAAAAACAATACAAGAAAGCTTCTGATGCAAGAGAGACAGAAGAAAACCGTTGGGTACAAGCATACCGTAATTATCGTGGTATTTATGGACCTGATGTACAGTTTACTTCCACAGAAAAATCTCAAGTATTTGTTAAAGTGACCAAGACTAAAGTTCTTGCTGCATACGGTCAAATCATTGAGGTACTCTTT